CCCGGAACCCCTATTCCACATTCGGGGTGGGCGCAGCCCGCAACGCGGGCTATCACCCAAAAACAACGAACCTAGAGGCAAACCACGAGGGAGCATCGTGGGCCCGGCTCGGAGCAACAGACAGAAGGAGCTGCGCAGCGTCTTCAAGGCGATCGGCTAAAATAAGCCGTTCAGCGTCAATTTGAAGTGACACCGAGATGCCGAACTTCTTCTGATACAACAATCGGGTGTCAAGGCTGGGACAAAAAACACCAACATGCACAGGTACATGCTGGTGAAAGCCATCAGAGATCCACCGAGGGCCCTGACCCTCGACGTGCTTGAGCGCTTGGTGTGCAAGGACAGCCACAATTGGACATTGTGGAGTCTCATAAAGCACAGACAAGGCCTTAGCACATAACAATTGGCACTTGATTTTTCGACCAGCACCCAAAAAGGACTGGGTCCATCCGAAAGTCTGAAACACTTTCGCCCAGTCACGGATAATATCCCCGGTTTCAGAGAAGACTAAGCCACAAAAGCCAGCCTCACACGGGGACTCCTCAACTTCAATTTTAATTGTGAAGCCAAGCACAGCATACTGCTCCTTAGTGAGAACAGCATCGGTCACAAACAACCCATCGTCACCCTCAACAAAGCCATGAAGATCACAGCCTTGCTCGCAACACAGATAGTCTGCCAGCATCAAATTCACGAATCCGTTGCCGAGAGACGTATTCATATCGCCAGACATCCGCCTAGCGACAACATCAGCCGACACACCCTGACGGGTGCGCAGCCTATTCTTGCCACTTAGCGTTGCCAGAACCAGATCAAGCCCGTCCCAGTCTGCAAGCATATGTTCATACAATACAAATTCTATGGACCGGAGGACGTCTGGGGTGAAGTGGGACTCGAAGGCTTCGAAGTCGGTAGAGTAACAATGCCTACCTCTTCCAACCAACTCACGCACGCGGGATGCGCGGGCGTGTACGGGCACGAGCTTAATGAAGTGTGGATCGGTAAAGACTTGTTCTTCCACAGCATGGCAAGCTGGTCCCCAGAAGCACTTAAAAGCGTCGGACCGGCTGTTGATCCAACGAGCATGCTTGAGCTTGGTGTAAGACTCGGACTTAACGAAGGCTGAAATTCGAGAGCATTGAGCACGTGTCGGTTTGCCCCCGTACAGGAGGCCAAAGGCAGCGCGCAATTGCTGCTTGCGACGCTCGTCGTAAGAACTGTGGGCCAGCCACTCTTCAAACTCCGGCACGCGCACACGACTGAAGTGTCGTTCAACATACCCACGGGCGTGCAGTCGTATTCGCTGGAGCTGGAGGGGGTCGCCCACCGGTACGTCGCGGCAGAGGCGCTTGACCAAACCCATCCGAAGTGTCGCGGGATCATTGGTGTCCAAACAGATGGGAGAGAAATCAAGCAAAGCACCCCAAGGCAAAGCAACAAACATCCGGCGACGCTCCTTCCGAGTGACCGGCTGGCTGATGTGAGCAGTCTTGCTGAACTCAGAAGTAGGCTCTTCCAAGGGAAGCTCACCCACACGTGCACCAACCACAAAAACATAGCCCTTGTTGTCATCGTTACGATATTGAGACAAAGTGATGTGGCGCGCCAGACAAAAAGCTCGGCGCTTGCGAAGCATAAAACGACTAAAGCCACAAGCGCCGGCAAACGAAAATCCTGACCGTAATGAGCAGCGCACGCCACAGCCAACGTG